GGAAATCACTTGGCCCGATGAGCCGCAGTGAGCTTTGGTGAGAATGTTGACAGGCTTCTCACCCGCGAGTATATTGCGCTCCTAACCTAGGAGCCACATCATGTCCGACAAAACTAACCGCATTCAACTCCTCAATGATGCCAAGCAACAACTGTCGCCATGGACCACAGAAGACGGGCGCCTCTTTCTTGATTACACTGAGGGAGGCATCCGTCGTTCGCTGTCCGTTTCGCCCGCAGGCCATTGCGACTTCCGGGGCTGGTTCACTTCCTTCTGCGTCGACCAAATCAGCATCGTCCCCAATAGCGATCTTCTGAACACGGCCCAAACCTACTTCTCGCATTGGGTCCGCACGCAGGGTCGCAAGCTCAAGGACTCCATCCGCATCGGCGGCAAGGTCGGCGAACTCTACATCGACATCGGCAACGACTTCAACGATGCGTGGTGCATTACTTCCTCCGGCATCGAACGTATCTCCGGCGGTCCCACCCACATCCGCCTCCTGCGTGGTGCGGGCATGCTGCCCCTCGTGGACCCTGACCTCTCCACACCCGCTTCCGAATTCCCCTCCCTGCTGCGCCGTTTCATTGCTGCTGACGACGACAACCTAATGCTCCTCACAGCGTGGCTCCTCGGTTGCATGCGCCCTGAAGGTCCCTATCCGGTCCTCACCATATCGGGCGAGCAAGGCTCCGGCAAGTCCACCGTCCTGCGCCTCCTGCGCCGCATCATCGACCCGCATGCCCTCGATATGCGTACCCCGCCCGAAGATCAACGCGACCTACAAGCCATGGTCCGCAACTCCTTCATCCTAGCTTACGACAACGTGTCCTACATCTCCAACAAGATGTCCGACGCGCTCTGCGTCATCAGCACTGGCACTGGCGCTCAAGGTGGTCGCGCGCTCTACACCAACGCCGAAGAGTCTGCCGTGCGCGTCTGCCGCCCTGTAGCCATGAACGGCATTCCTGACGTCGTCGAACGCGGCGACCTTGTGGACCGCTCCATCCACGTCCACCTTCCCCGCATCGACCCGCGCCAACGCCGCGACGACTTCGAGTTCTGGGAAACCTTTAGCACGCTGCACTCAAAACTATTAGGCTCCCTCATGAATGCGGCATTGATTGCTACGCAAAACTATGGTAATGTAGTGCTGGCTGAAAAGCCGCGTATGTCCGCATTTGCCGTGTGGGCCGTTGCCGCCGAACAAGCTTTTGGTTGGCCGGAAGGGCGCTTGATGCAAGTCTATAGCAACAACCGCTCCAACGCCGAAATCCAAATGCTCGAATTCAACGGCATGGCCTCCGCCCTCTTGCGGATGATGGAAAAGCAGAAGGAATTTTCAGGCACCTACTCCGACCTGATTGGACAACTTGAAATGCACATTGGACCACGTGAGCGTTTGCCTCAGACATCACACGGCGTTGCTGCCGAACTGAAGCGTATTCGCCCCGCCCTTGAACGTCATGGCTTGCGGTTCTTTAATGCTGGCCGCGTCACCCACGCTCAAGAAGGCCAGAAGGGTCGCTCGCGTTTGTCCATCGTGCGTTGCGATGATGACGAGGCACCACCTTCATGAGTGACGAACCCAAGCGAAGCACCAAACCCAAACCCAAATACCTAGTCGAATCAGCCAAGAGGGCGGCAGCTAAGCGTCCTAACCCGCCTTCTCAATCGAACCGTGCGGCAATCTACAGACGCGAACTCCGGGAACTCAATATCCACAAGCCTGCCCGCACCGTCAAGTCCTACAACGTCAAAGCCATCCGCGATGTACGCGAACACCTGCGTGAAACTTGGCAAGCGAACTGGGACAAAATCTCCAAGATCAAACGCCTCACCCCCAAGCAAGTCGAGTTCGCCCGCCAATACGCCCTAAATGGGCGCACCAACAAATGCGGCGCCATGCGCCTTGCGGGCTACGACACCAACAACTCGCGCGTCCTTCTAGCAATGGCAGACGAAAACCTGTCCATCCCCTACTTCCATGACCTAGTTACAGCCTTCGAGATCGAGGAGAAAGCCCGCATGAAAATATCTGTACAAGACGTAGTCGAATGGTTCCAGCGTATTGCTACCGCCGCCATGGAAAGCGGAGATTACGCTAACGCCAACAGATCAATGGAGAATTTAGCTAAGTATTTACAAATGTTTGTCGAACGTAAAGAAATCACCCATCGCACGATCCACTCCAGAGAAGAGTTGGATACCCGCATCAACGAACTAACTGCGGTTCTTCGTGATGCCGACTCCGAAATCGAAAGCCGTATTCGGATCAACTAACCTATATGAACCCCGCTGAAACTAAAGAAGACCGCCTCCTTAAAGTCAAGGCCGAACTGGCCGAAGCTCTCCACCAAAAAGCGGTAATGGAGGCGCGCGAAGACTTTTATGTGTTCGTCAAACTGTTAGCCTTTTTGATGTTGGATGGCAATTCTTACCGCGACGGACGTCACATACAGGCCATCGCCGCCACCCTCCAAGACGTGGACGCAGGCTCCGTCGACCGCCTCATGCTCATGCTGCCACCCGGCTCCATGAAGTCCGTCCTCCTTATGCTCTTCACGGCTTGGTGCATGGGTCGCCACCCCACTTGGCGTTTCATGTGGATTTCGCACACCACCGACAAGGCCGTCGAATGTTCTGGCCGTATCCGTGATCTCGTGCGTTCCTCCGAATACCTCGAAATATTTCCGGGCGTCCAAATCCGCGACGACATGTCGGGCGTCACCAATTGGAAGCTGGCCACGGGCGGGTCCTTCATGCCAGCGGGCGCGGGCAAGTCCATCGCCGGTTACCGCTTCAACTTGGGCATCCTCGATGACCCCCTCTCCGAACAGACCGCCAAGTCCGACACCGAGCGCGAGCGCGTCAACAACTGGTATGGCCCCGGCTTCCGCTCTCGTAAGCTGCCCGACTCCCGCATTGTCCTCGTTAATACACGCTGGCACGTCCGCGACCTTAGCGGCTATCTGCTCGACAAGTCCGCCCGCAATGCCCGCGTCGATCAGTGGGAAGTCATATCCATACCAGCTATCCTCGACAAGCCCGCGTCCGACTATCTGATGCTGCCGGAAGGCCAATCCTACTGGCCCCAGTTCATTACGATGGACGACCTCATATCCACCCGCGAAGGTCTGTCGCGTTCCGATTGGGGCGCGCTGTACATGCAGACCCCGACCGGGGAGGACGGTAACGTCTTCAACAAAGACGACTTTCAGGATTGGGACGAGGACGACCCGCCCGAATGCGACGAAATCATTCAGACCCTCGACACGGCCTTCAGCACCAAATCCAAAGCTGACTTCTCGGTCATCCAGACCTGGGGCATATTCCACCTCACCTTTACGGACGAGAAAGGCTATGAATATCAAGAGCCTAACGCGATCCTCCTCAATCAAGTGCGGGGCCGCTGGTCCTTCCCCCAACTCCGGGCCGCTGCCAAAGAGCAACATTCCATCTTTAAGCCTGACCGGATCATCATCGAAAACAAAGCCTCGGGCCAATCCCTCCTCCAAGACTTGAAGCTTAACGGCTTGCCCGTGTTGCCTTTTCAGCCGGATCGTGATAAAGTAGCTCGTGCCCACGCGGTGTCGGGCATCATCGAACGTCAGCGTGTCTGGATACCCCTGAAGCGCAAGTACGGTGCCGAACTCCTTCAAGAGGCCCTCGAATTCCCGAAGGGCGCTCACGACGACGCCGTCGATGCCATGGTCATGGCCCTGCTGTATTTGCGGCGCCGCTACGAACTGACCCAAGAAACAGTCAACCAACCTGACCGCGTCTCGCGTCGCAAACCCTTCCGTTCCTATTGGAGTCAAGTAACCCATGTCCGATAATCTCGAAACCGAAGTACCCGTTATGGAATTCGAATTCTCCGAAGACTCTTTGGAGGTGATTCCAGACGTCGAGGAAATCGAAGTCGACATGTCGTTCGGCGCCAACTTGGCACCCCTACTAGAAGACAACGTGCTGCGCGACATTGGCTCGGCCCGGCAGGACGCCCTCCAAAACTTCAAGAACGGGCGCCAGGAATGGGAAGAGAAGATCAAGCTGGGCGTCCAGTGGCTGGGCCTGAACACCGACGGCGCGGGCAACTCCGATGTCGAAGGCGCATGCACGGCGGTCCATCCCCTCCTCATCGAGAACGTCGTCAAATTCCAAGCCAAAGCCATTCAAGAACTCTGGCCCGCGAAAGGTCCGGTTCGGACCAAAATCCGTGGCTATGTAGACGTGCCCCGCGAACAGGCTGCCGCCCGCGTCCGCACCTACATGAACTACCAACTCACCGAGCAAATCCCCGGCTTCTACAATGACCTCGAACGGAACCTGTTCCGCGTGGGCTTCATGGGCGTGGGCATCCGCAAAGTGGGCTGGAATGGCGTAACCGATGTGCCCGACCCCACCATCGTCTATGTCGAGAACTTCTATACTGATCCGGCCAGCGCCCACCTCCGCGACGCCGAAGAGTACATCGAGATCATGGAACTGTCCGTTCGTAAGATGGACAACCTCGTAGCCTCCGGCACCTTCCTGCCCGCTGCCGAGAACGACGAAGAAGAAACCCTCGACACCAACGAGATCACCGATGCCATCGCCAAAGCGCAGGGCTTCGACATGTCCCTTGAGCGCAAGGGCTATTCGGTCGGCGAATCCCATTGCTACCTCGATCTGAACGGCGACGATCCCCTCCTGCCCGACGGCGGCTATGCGCCCTACATCGTTCACTTCAACTCCAAGACGGGCAGCGTCTACTCCATCAAGCGCAACTGGCGTGAAGCTGACCCGGCCCGCCAAAAGCGCCAGTGGTACACAGTCGACCAGTTCATTCCGGCGTTCGGCTTCTATGCCCTCGGGTACGTCCACCTCATCGGCGATCTGGCAGCTTCCACCACCGCAGCCCTCCGCGCCCTGGTCGATGCGGGCCAATACGCCAACTGGCAGGCGGGCTTCAAATCCCAAGACGCCAAGTTCTCCGACACCGACACCCCGCTCGGCTTTGGCGAATGGCGCGACGTCAACCTGTCCCCCGAAGAACTCAGCAAGGCGTTCTTCCCGCTGCCCGCCAAGGAACCGTCCGCTACCCTCTTCAACTTGATGAAGTTCATGGTGGACTCCGGCCAAAAGTTCGCCGACGCCACTGACGAGGTCGCTCAGAACTCCACCAACTACGGCCCGGTAGGCACCACCCTCGCCCTCCTCGAAGCCTCGCAGCGGTTCTACTCCTCCATCCATAAGCGCCTCCACCACTCACAAGGTGAGTTCCTCAAGCAAATCGGCGAACTCAATTACGAGAACCTGCCTGACATTGTCAACTTTGTGGTCGGCTCCGAAAACGAATATGTGCGCCGCGAAGACTTCGATCCGATGGCAGTGGACGTTATTCCCGCGTCCGACCCCAATGCTCTCACCGAATCCCAGCGTGTGGCCAAGGCCCAAATCGAACTGTCGACGGCCCAGCAATTTCCCCAACTGCACGATATGCGCGAAGTGCTGCGGCGCTTCTATTTT